CTGGAACGACAGCGGTACTGTAAAAATTAGTGCTGGTTAATTAATCAAGTTATCAAATCAAGTATAGTCTGTAACTTGCCTTTAATGGCTTTGTTATTCAAGGTATTCTTCAAACCCATGTGTAAGTTCTTGGGCCAGCATTCAAACGCTGTCCAGCAGTATCCCGAGTGTTCTGCATTCAGCTTGGGTAAGAATTCAGTCTCTATTGCGATAAGATAAGTGTGAAAGAAAAACTTCTCATCATTTGATGTGAACATCTCCAAGGGAATAACTTTCTTGAACTTGGGAATAGCACCCACTTCTTCCTTTATTTCTCTCTTCAGACCTTCAAAGGCCGATTCTGTGTACTTCGTCCTTCCACCTACCAATCCCCATGTTCCTTTGGTCTTCTCCGAGGTCCTCTGCAAGAACAGGAATCGCTTGGTGGACGTGCTGTAGAATAAAGCACCTGAGCATATGATGTTGTCTTCCATGCTATATTATAACAGATTGTGTGTGATTTATCAAGGGGTAGTTGCGTCGTTGATAGCGGCATCTGAACTGCCACCGTCCAGTGTTATACTCCAATTTCCCTGCGTGTAAACACCCTCGTATGACTTGACCCATTCCGTGCCATTGAACCTGTACTGTATTCCCGTGTTTAGATTGGTAACATAATGTTGCGTTGAATCTGGATCGGAAGCATCAAAAACCTTCAACCATTTGCTCTGTGAACTGCTGTATTCGATGATGTCACCGACGTTGGCAATAAGTGTTCCCCAGGTCGAGCTCTGAGCTGTTGCTGTTGAATCTCCAACGTCGTCGATAATAAGATATCTATCAGCATTGACTGGTGTACCTGGATCGAATGTTGCAGGATTTATGATTTTCTTCACAGCAGTTAGTGTGTTAGCAGGTATAGTATCATCGTCAATGCTGTATAAAAGTATTGTATCATCAAGTGTTGTCGTTGCTATGGTTCCAACTATTTCATTGCCATTTGGTTGCATCAATCTTATTTGTGAAGTGCCGTTTGTTACCTTTCCGTATTGTTCTAATAATGTATTCCAGTTTACTGCTGGTCCAAATGTTTCAAAAGGATCTGCTAGTCCCGGATCTCTTGCTCCTGTGTAGAAGCCATCTCCTCCTGATTTTACATTTACTCCTGTTGTACCTAACAACCTCAACTGGTTTCCTGTGACCAACAATCCAAAGTTGTTTGGTGTGATATAGCTTCTTGAAATCAAAGAACCGTCTATCAGCCCTTTTGCTATTCCGCCGTCATCCTCATAAACACTCATTATAATTTTCTGTACCACTCCTAATTTCTTGACTTTTACAGGTGGTGACAACCATATAGGCATCGAGAAAGTAAGTGTTGCAATATCTATCTCTGTGTCTGCTCCAACCGGGATTGTTCTCGAACTAAATGTAATTCCTGTCAGTTCAACATAACTTAGACTGGTCCAGTCAATGTAGTTGTCCGATTTCTGTATCTCGAAATCTGGATTGAAAAGGTATAAAATCTGTTCTAAGATCTGTAATTTCTGATCTGTGTTTGAACTCCAAATGTCTGCCGTCACTTCTAATCTGAACGGCGATGGCATGACTTTTTCAACTGTGTATCCAGCACCTAATTGATTTGTGTAATTTCCATCAGCATCGATCCCTCGTTCTTTTAGATGCTGTTTCTCTATATGATACGGGTTTTGCATCCTTTCTCTGTCATAATTCAGTTCTCTGACATAGGCCGCTATCTTTGGTGTGTACTGTAATGTGTTCTCAGAATTCTGTCTGATGATGTTTGCAACCTGCCTAGTTGGATCCCCGTACACAACAGGGACAGCTCTCAAATTGATTGAATCATCTTTGCCTTTCCCTGTCTCAACAGAGAAATTGCTCAATATCCTTATGAATTGAGTCAAAAATTTCCTAATCTGGCCTTCGTAAAAGTGTAACATTTTTAATTGTCAGCCTTTGGTTTCAATGCATTTGTTAATGATTGTCTTTGCTCTGTTGTTAAACCATTTATCGTCGCCGAGTTCGTGTTATTAACAAAACCGGTTTTGTAGTTTGCTCGTGAATCTGTGTTACTCATAGTAATTCTCACAGAGTCTTCAATTTTAACCCATCTATTACCATCATAACGGAACAATCTGTTTGGAAGATAATCGGTCCTCAAGAAGTAATCACCTTTGTCAACATTTGCATTAGGAAACGATATTCCGAAACCTGCAGGATTTCCGTTTGGTGCAACACCATCGCCGTCCATGTAGAATCCGTAGTGTGAACTGGCCGGTGTGTCGATCACTGCATTGACTTTCTTGTCTGCACTTGCTCTTTGTTCTTCTGTGTTGACATTATCTGTCCTGATGTTTCCTCTCTCGTCTATGGGTGCAACATAGTATTGCTTGTAGTTGAAACCTGACTTCGGAGCATCCTGTTCTGCTTGTGCAACGACCTGTTCATTGATAGACTTTTCTTTATTATAAGTTGACATATAACTTGCTAATGACCCTGCCGTGGTAGCATCGCCTAGTATGTCTCTGTACTCTTGAGAGTCAACTAGAGATTTCATTTTAAGTCTTAACAAGTGCGGCCACCATGTCTGTGAAAATCCTTCCGCCGCCCTGTTCACATCCTCAACAACATAATATCTTTTCAATGCGATTGGTATGCTCTCATCTAACGAATAGTCTTCTTTCATGTGTGGGAATTCTACGACATCACCCGACATCGGTTTTCTGCCAAGTCTTTCTACTATGTCGTTTAAATGTACTGTTAAAAATAGTGTGTCGTTCTGCAGGAACATGCCAAACTGCGATAAGTTGAAGTCTGTATCTTGTAAATTGTAAATCCCCCTAACAACATATACGTCAGCATCATATTTCCTATCTCTGTTCTCTAAAAATAGAAGATCCTGTATGGTTCTTTCGTTTAACGAATCTCCTGAATACTGCGGATTCGTTGGTGATGCCGGCCCATCCTTGTTGGTGTCTCCTTGATCATACGGTCCTACGTATTTGTGGAAGTGCAGGTCTGTTCCGCCCACAGTGAACATCTCCTTGATGTTACGATCGAAGAACTTGTAGTCGTTGCCCTTTTCAGGCTTGAAAATGGATAATCTTGGCATATCACACATATTTATTGAATGCACAACGACTATAAATATGTGTATGTCAGAACTACAAACAGGACAACAAGAGATATTTGATTACGTCAAGAATAACCTAGGTGAAGGTATGATTGATGTTGAATTAGACCCTAAACACTATCAAACGGCACTGGAAAGAGCGATAAACAAATTCAGACAGAGATCATCAAATGCTGTGGAAGAATCATATGCTTTTCTTACTTTAAAGAAAAATCAGAACACATATATATTACCAGATGAGATTATCAATGTGAGAAATCTAAACAGGAGAACTGTTGGATCTAGGACAGAAGGTGGCGAGGGAGGTACATTGTTTGAACCGTTCAACCTGGCCTACACAAACACATATCTTTTGAGGGCAGGTGCAACAGGTGGACTAGCCACTTACTATGCTTTTGCATCATACCAGGAACTGGTAGGAAAGATGTTTGGAAGTTTCATACAGTACCATTTTGATGTGGCAACAAAAAAATTAACAATCACACAAAGACCCAGGGCAGACGACGAAACAATCCTTATGCACACTGACAATTTCAGACCGGACATAACACTGTTCAAGGACATCTATTCCAAACCATGGATAAGAGATTACACACTAGCAGTATCCAAGGTCATGTTGGGAGAAGCAAGAGGCAAGTTCAACACCATTGCAGGACCACAAGGTGGAACAACATTAAACGGTGACGCTCTTAAGAGTGAAGGTGTTGCAGAGATGGAAAGACTTGAACTGGAAATTGGTAATTTCTCAGAAGGTGGAAATCCACACAGTTTTGTTATTGGTTAATTGACCACACTCTCCATTTAAATACTAGTGTCATGATAGATACTCGATACAAAAAACTTTCCAAATGCACACTAGAAGAACTGACCAACATGGTCGATGATCTAGAGAATGTTGCCATACACGCCCTAAAAGAAAAGAAACTGGGAGTACGAAAACTGGTACTGACCTCTGTGCATGATGTGAAAAAAGAAATCGCAAAACGCCTTAAAAAATTAATATAATAAATTAATACCGATTTATATTTCCTAGTAAATACGTGGGATGACAACTTCATTAGGAGAATATTTCGTAAACAAATGCTTGGAGGCTACTACCCAGACTGATCCATGGCCTTATGCACAATTCCCAGATGCCTTGCCTGCTGATAGTTTTAACAAATTAAAAAAGTCCATAGTAAACATTGACCGAGACCGGTTAAAAGACGATCACAACAAAGACGCTGACAGGAAAAGTTTTACAAAAGATGATTTCCCTTCATTCAAAGAGTTCACTGATTCAAACAGTGCATGGAGGAAAGAACACAGTGATCCCAGAACCGGTGAGCTTGGTCAGTTTGCCCAATGGGTAGATGCAAAACACAAAAGTAATAATACTCTACAGAATCCCACATACCTGTATCCAGCACAGTGGAAAGAATGGGGCATAGATTTTGTAGACGAAATCTATGAAATTGGCCAGGCGGTGTTGGACAATGCCAGAGCACTGTGTGATAAATTTCCAAAGTACCATTGGTATGAAAAACGAGGGCTCAACGTTCATTTGAAAGTAGATCCACCAGCACCTTTTGAGTATTACATACACACCGATAATATTTTTAAAACATGGACTTCTATAATCTACATCGATCCCGATGAAAACGAAGGAACAGAACTGTATAGTGCTAAAGAAGGAGTTGTACACAGACCAAAGGCGTTTGGAGACAGGACATCCAATCCAGATGATTTCAATTTTATAAAAAAATTACCATGGAAACCCAATACCAATTTCACGCTCTGCAGTGACCTCGATCGAACCTACCACAGCTATTCCAATCCCTCGGACCAAATGAGGTTCACTTTGTGCATGTTCCAAGGAAAATATAAAGCAAATGGCGGATTCTTCATAGAGGACAAAAACAAACCAATAGTGAATAAATGGGCTGGTTTAACTATTGACCCCGCTAGTAAAAGATAGTATAATAAACCTATGTTAGTAGGTGTAGTAGGTTTGATAGGTTCTGGTAAGGACACAGTCTCGGAGAGACTCGCACAAGAACACAATTTCAAAAAAGATTCATTCGCAAAGAGTTTGAAAGATGCAGTCAGTTCCATGTTCAATTGGGACAGAGAAATGTTGGAAGGCAAGACTGAGGAGAGCAGAGCATGGAGAGAAAAGCCCGATGCTTTCTGGAGCAAAAAATTCAACAAGGATGTGACGCCACGCTGGGTATTACAACACTTTGGCACAGAAGTGATGCGTCAGAACATGCATGATGCCATATGGATTGACAGCTGTTTAGCTAGATACAAAGGAGAACCCACAGTTATTTCAGATACCAGATTCGAGAATGAGATCAAAACAATCAGAGAGTCCGGGGGCAAGATCATCCTCGTGAAAAGAGGGCAGGATCCTGATTGGTTCACAAGCTACGTGGAAGGCAACATAATGCCCACAGGAATCCACTCTTCAGAATATGCATGGGCAAAATCAGATTTTGATTATGTGATCAAGAACGATGGAACTTTAGAAGAGTTATATCAACAGGTTGACGACCTAATCATCGGCAACAAGATCACCAATACGCCATCCCAATCTACGGACACTGGGCAACCTTTGGCAATTGGCGCAAACAGTTTTTAAATTAGTAGTAGCAGTATTTTTCATACTCCCATCCACAAAGAACACATCCAGTTGAGATTGCTTTTGTGCCCTAAATCCACACAGCTCACATTTCTTGTGCTTCTTGTAGCCGGATCTCTGTAGAGCTGTGATTCCTCCCACTTTCTTGCCGGCCTTCTTTCTGTTACAGGTGTCACACAGACTACGCCAGTAGATCTGTGTACCTTTCCTGTAAGCATAGGCACGAGGCTTCGCCTTGCAGTCCTTACACAGCGGTCTGTTATTGTATGTCATACCCTTATTTACGTTGCCTATATAGGCACCTAAAAATAGCAAGTTATATCGTAAAAACCATACGATTGAATAAATAACTCTGTATACGTTAAACTTGCAAGGAGAAAACGAAAAAT